AACCCGTTAGTGGAATGTGTTCCCTTGACATCGGTGCCAGCAGTCGTGGTGCTTGTAAATCCTAGCCCCGCGTATTTCGTGGTGTCACCGGATAGGGCGGCAGTTGTCAGCCATGCGGGGAAGGCCATTGACAGGCCGTTCGTGCTATGGGTTCCAACGACGCCTGTTCCCGCCGTGGTCGTGCTGGTAAAGCCGAGTCCTGCGTACTTTGTGGTGTCACCGGATAATGCGGCAGTCGTGAGGAAGTTTGGAACGCCAAGACTCAATCCTGCGGTGTTGTGAGTGCCAACAATGGCAGAACCCGCCGTGGTAGTGGAGGTAAAGCCCGTTCCGGCATAACCACCGGCATCCAGAGAGATACCTGCGCTATTAACAGTCCATGTGACGTTCGTTTTAGCGGTATTCAGCCCCACAGCGTCATTGGAAGCCCGTGCCGTAGTCAGATACGCCCCTACGGGCTGTGCGGTCGTCAGAAAAGCAGGAACAGCGAGTTTCAGTCCATTGGTATCTTGTGTTCCGGCAATGACCGCACCAGCAATGGATGTAGTGGTAAACCCTGTACCCGCAAGGGAAGATGAACCAAAGTCCACCGTCATGCGGGTAGAACCAGATAACCCGAAAGAAACCCCGTTGGAGTTGCTAAAGATGACTGTTCCGCTAGTCGCGGTTTGGGTTCCGGCTCCGATTGCCGCGATTCCGGCGGCAGCACCAGGAACGACCGTGGCAGTAATCGTCCCATTGGACATGCCAAAGGAAATACCGTTGGAATCGCCGAATACGAGCGTTCCCGAAGAAATACTTTGTGTTCCGGCAGAAGCCCACTTGATGATCTCCGAGTTGGAAAGATCAAGGCTTACAACGTGGTCAGCGTTCCAATGGGCTTGTGGACGTATTTCATACGCGGGATCGTCCGGCGTTGTAGCCGTGAGAGCGTGTTGTACGGTAGCGGGCATTAACCTACCACTTCAGAGTAGAGATTACCGGCTTTGTCGCGCCTTGCCACTCGCGTTACCTTGCTCGCTGCCACAATGCTGTCTGCTAACCCCTGTTGACCCTGCATCAAAGCCGCCATGTTCTGATTCACCGCCTCAATCAAAGCCGTGAGTGCGGGAGAGCCGGATTGCGTACCATCGGGGTTTGTAATAGCAGAACCATCAGTAGAGGCATTAGCCGACATGGAGGCGGTTGTAAGGGTGGTCTTGCTCTGCATTTCCGCGATAACAACCTTGACTTCAGCGTCCAGTTTCTTCCACCGATCCTCATACTCCAGTTTGAGAAGATCAAATTCTTTCGTATCTTGTGGAGTCTGTGAAGCGGCAGCGGCGGCTTGCATACGGTCTGTTTCGGCTTTGAACTGATCGACCTGCACTTTCAACAGATCGACTTGCACCTTGTCAGCATTGTCCTTGACCTGAAGTTCCAACTTCATTACAGACTGTTGGGCTTGTTCAATGGCCTTGCCCATTTCCTGAATCTGTGCATCTTTTTGTTGCAGGGCCATGTCTGCTTGGGCTTTGATCGCTTGTGCGTCGGGCGACATGTTTCCGGTCTTTTGAATCGCTTGCTGAATCGGGGGCGGGAGCATGAGTTTGAAGCGCTCTGCCAACTCATCGGCACCGTTCCAGTCCTGCGACTTCACAACGAGATCACCGGCAATTTGCATGATTTCGGGGCTGTTGTGTACCAATTCCATCATGGCATCGGCTTGTTCAACCCGCTTGGTGTTGTAAGAGGGTCCAACATCCACCGCAACGTCATACTCTCCAACACCGAGGTTGTAGATCACACGGGAACCCATTCTAACGACTGGAGCCTCTTGTTCGGGATCAATCTCGGCTTTTTCCTGCGTTCCGTCCTGTCCCAACATCCTGACAACCCGTTTTGAGTCGTAAATCTTCGGAATCAGGTCAACGAGAATGAAACCGAGATCACGGAGTCCTCGCGCAGCATTGTCCTGATAGTGGAAAGTCGCCGTATCGCCTTCCCGTTGTCTTGCCATGATCGCTTTGCCGCTGCGTTCATTACCGGCTTGACCAATAGAGGCGGAGTACATACCCATGGAGGCTTGAATGTCGTGTTCTGCAAGGGTCATATCCCGTGCAAAACCTTCGGGAATGTCGGTCGCCGAAACGCGTTGCGGGGGCGGAACGGGATGTCCGTCCAGACTCGTTTCCTTGTACGTCAGGACCGAGGGTTCCATGTGGGCGTTTTCCCACTCGTCCTCATGTCCTTCAATCTGCCCTTCCGCGACTAACCACGGAGATTTTGGGGTAAGCGCAACCCGTTCGGCAAAAGCAGAGCGTGAGTAGTCGTAGAGGCGTTGGGGGTCTTTCGCGGCTCGGATCAACCCTGAATACATCACTTTTCCGTCGATGTTGTACTCGTTTCCCACCGTTCTGACGATAGGAATGTACTTACCCAACCATTCGTTTTCTTCCAAGACCTCGGCACCGGAGATGCGGCACCATTTGACCTCGCGTTGGGGAATTTCGCGGGTTTCTAGGATGGGAGGGGGTTGAATACCCTCTTTTACCGCAGCGTCGTAGTCCTCTTTGCTCGAAACCGTTCCGTCTGCCAGCAAATGCATGGTTTCAGGTTCTTCCTCGACGTAAAAATACTCGCAATAGCGAATGTAGTCCTCTGAAACCCAGCCATCGGCGTATTTTTTGCTATCCGCATCAAAATCGGCGTATTTTGCGTCGGGATACTTGCTCTTGAACTGATTTTTCGGCATTTCGTCAATAACAAAACCGAAGGTAGCCTTCAACGGCTCCTCACCGGGTAGTCCTAACATGACCGCCAGGGGGTTGCCTACGCGTTCAAGGCAAATCTCTTGATTGAACGTCTTTGCATTGGCATATTCGGTCTTTACCCGTGAATAACCGTAGCCATTGACCACGGCACACTCAATGGAGTTGTCTGTTGCCAAATCGCCGTTGGAACGTTCAAAAATGTGCCGGATAATACCCTGATAGGCTTCGGCAACCTCGGTATCTCCGTCCTCAATAGGACGAATCTTGATACCAGGACGGTTCTGCCTTGCATCATTTACCACCTGACGGACATATTGATTCAGTTTGTCCACCACCAGCATGGGACGCTCTTTGCCGACCTGACTTCTCGCTTTTTTGATTTCTTCGGGCCAATGATCGCCAGCACGGAACTTAATGTCGTCTAAAGCGGCTTTGCGGTTCTCATCCCATGCCGTTTCAGCCATTTTGTAGTCGGCCATAGCACGGGAGAACAGGTCTTTTTCGGGCTTTTCTAACTCAGCATCCATGCCTGCGCTCCGTAATGACTGCGTTCCAAGGGTTCTTTCGGCTTAACGGTTTTCAAGGACCGTCTTGCCCCCTCGCAGGCGTACCGAAGCGAATCAATGAGGTGATTTCGCTTATCTTCCAGAATTGGAAGCACAACCCCGGTCAAACTATCCGTCTTATACGAGTAAAGCGTCAATTCGTCAATAAGATGCTTACAACGCGGATGCACGATTATGTCATATGACTGTAGAAAAGCCACCCCTTCTTCCACACTCTTTTTACCCTTCACCGCCGCGTTGATCCGAGGATACCCGTGTTTCCGCATATAGGAGATCGTTTCCGGTCGAGCGGAATCGGCGGTAATGAACCACTTCCGGCTTTCGGGTACACGGTCAAACAGGTCTGGTAAGAGGTCTATTTCACATCCGACCATATAGGCTTCGTAGTCGATATAGAGGCGCTTTTCCTTGATGTGACACCTAACCAAACAAGACGGGTCGATAGAGAAGCCCCAATCCGCTCCAAGCCGGTGAACCGTGCCTTCCTCGCACTCAAATTCATCGACCTTCCAGTTCTTAAAGACACGGGCCTCGCTGTTACTCTGATATTGTCCCAACCACACATGGGCGTACTTATCGGGGTCCCGTCGTTTGTCGTACTCGATCTCATCTAACATGACTTTGGGGAGCCACGGATTATCGGTGTAGTTTGCTTTGATGACGATGGAATCAGGAGGGGGAGACTCGCGGAGAAAGGTATCTACCGGATCGGTAGGCTGGTTTGGGTTCCAACTAAACCAGATTTCAGAATCGTCCTCACGAATGGTCGGACGGAGAAGGTCTAAAGAGCGTTGGGAGAAGTTCTGCGCTTCCTCCACCCATGCGTACTTGTACCCTTGGAGAGACTTGATCGAGTCCGCCGTATGGTTCTGCATCCCCTGAAACCCGATACGACCACCCCTTTTCGTCTCAATATGGGTCTGTAGGACATTGAAGTATTTACCAAGACCGAAAGCCTCTATTTTTATCTCAATGAGTTTCTTCACCGACTGCTGTAGGGAAAGTTGAGTCTCGCGCAAACAGATAATGTCGCACTTCTCCTGCATCGCCACCCGAATGACCTGATCGGCAAAGAAGTGGCTCTTGGCACTCGCCCGACCACCCCATGCCCCCTTATACCGCTTCGGCGTCAATAGGGGTACAAAGACCTCCGCAACCGGAATCGCTAGTTCCATGGCAAGTAACTAAACGAACTCCCCTGACTCAACGGAACCTCCAAAACCTTACCAGACCCATCCACAATACGGATTATTCCCATCGTTCCACGTGAATCCACAGGGTTATCCACAGACCGTTTGTAATTATCCATTTGTGGAAATATGGGTGGAGGCTCATTCATCCCTACCCCCCATCGGGAATATGACCGACCAGGGGTGGGGGGGTGGGTGCCTCTGGAATGCTTTCCACGGTAGAGATTTCTTTTTCTTCTCTACCCTGTAGAGTAGCTAACTCATTGAATTGATTGGCATTAACGACTACCATCTTAATCAATGAGACTATTGGCGCATCATCATCACCTGATACAGTAACAGCCTGAGCAGGCTTGCCTTGGATAGTATCGCGTATGTACGTTAGCGCCTGGAGATCGCCTGTAGCAGCTTGGTCTAGGACGATCTCTATCCCTTGTCGCAGTCTCTTAGCGTCATCCTGAACGATTGCACGCTGTATATGCTCTGTTACGAGCATCTTCTTGCGATTGCCTTGACCTAAAGTATTGCCGATCTCAAAGGCCATTGTTGAATCAGGGATAAGTAACTGATTGGTTACGGATTAATACTACACGATTAAATGTAGTAATTAACAGGGTTTGCGCTTGCCTGGCATTGGTGGTTTTTTAGCTGGTGTTTTCTTTGCCATGATTGCACCTCGATTAGTTGATGGAGTTCACTGCGGACTGATTATGACAGCACCTTGTTGAAATGGTCAACACTTTGGCCCTGTATGTCATCGCGTGCAGTTTATCGCCAATTGTCAGGCGTTTATCGAGTCGGCGCGATACCGATGACTCTAGGGCTAGGGAACGGCCCCTGCTACTCGGTAACTATCTGTCTTTAGGCTATGCCACAGGCGCCGAGCTTCACCACGGTCTAACTCTAGCATTCGCCAATTATCTTAATCAACTGACGTTTTACGTCACTTTGTGCCGCAATTTTCGTCACTTACACTTATCTGTAAATAACAATGTGATACCAGGATTCCCGTGATTCTGCATTTATTGATACTTTCCTATTCTTTTTTGTGTCTTTTATTGCTTTTGGCATAGTTGGCACGCTAATCGCATTGTATTGCCTGTCACTAACCAATAAAGGAAAAGAAAATGTTTCAGACTATTGGGTACAAAGGCGGATTCGTGCAAATTGCGACGTTTGGCAATAACTCTCGCATTGAAGCGTTTTCGCATGGCGAACGGCTTGGCCCGTTCAAGTCAGTATCAGGCGCTAAATGTGCCATTACACGGGCGCATAAGCAATGGGTAAGAGACTTTCAGGCGGAATGCGCGGCTTACCGTCAAAGCATCTAATCGCCCCCATGGGCTTAACTTTAAGGGCATAACATGCTAACCATTTTTGAAAGACTCGCAGATACCGAACGCACGATTATCAATACGCAAAATATCGTGCGCGGTGAAGGATACCGTTTTATCGGCAAACAGGGCGGATTGTACCTGTTTGAAACGCGCGAAGGAAAGAAAGAACTATTCGCCAAGCGTAAAGAATCAATGTGCGGATGGCATCTGATGCGCGGTGCATTCAATTATGAATTTGTACGCTCAATTTAAGGATAAAACCATGGCAATTATGCGCGGTAGTGTGACATGGCATCCGAACGGATTCGATAGCATGTCAATTCATGAACGGCTACATTCTGGCCGGTTTGATATTCATTGCGCTGGAGACTTTCATTGCGTCGCGTATGACTTGCCGGAAAAGGCGCGGCGTAAGGCTTTTGAGGCTTTGCGTACCACTAGCAAAAAACGCCCCACAGCATACTTTTATTATTGTGACATTCGCATTTAACCTAAAGGATAAAACCATGAAAACCATTTCAGGACATCCGGCCATCGCAAAAGGCGAACAGTTACCCGTTATTGATGCGCCTAATGCATCGCTGTTTTTTATCAAAGAAGCGCGGACCGCTGGGCAACCTGTTTATTTATATGGGCACAAGTGGTCCACCGGATTCCAAGAACTTGTTTTTACTTCTCACGCAAAGGCCGATCAGTTTGCGCGTGAGAATCATTGCCGCATTGAACGTCCAATGGTCCACGCCGCAATTTATCGTTCACGGACCTGTATCTAACCGCGCTATATAGGCGCATCTATAAAGGGCTAAAAAAATGAACGATCGTACATACAATGGCTGGACAAATCGCGCCACATGGCTGATTAACGTGTGGTTCAATCCCGAGTCTAAAGAAGATGTGCAGATGGCACGGGAACAACTGGAAAGCGATATTGACGCGCTACCGGACTATCTGAAAGACTTCATTGATACCGACATCAATTGGGATGAGCTTGAATCCCACTTTGACGAAGAAGAAAGCGACGAGATAACAGCATGAACTGCACCGGCTTACATACCGACTTTCACGCCACACTCGAACAATCCAAGCAAGCAACTGCCAGGATAGCGCGTATCGCCAGCGAATCACAAGCGGAGTGCGAACGTATGTCCAAACGGATTAAAGCCCTAGAAAGCGCATTACATACCGCCGTGGTATTGCTGGAAAACCCCGATGCGACTGCGTTTGATGCCGATGCGCGGCTTGCTGAATTTATTGCGTTACTCTCAAAAGGAAAATGAAAATGTCCACCGTTCAGTATTTCAAAGTCTTTCGCGGCATTACCGATCACCGCCTGGACAAGGTTCGCTTGCCCGAAAGTGTTAAGTTTGATTCACACGATGATGCGGCAACGTTTGCCGTGTTTCTGGCAAGCAATCACGGGCCGGATAATCAGGGGATTTGGTTTGCACATTCAATCAGCGTTTTGGGGGATTAAAATGTCCACAATAGTTCAGCTTTTGATATGGATTTTAACTCGCAAGAGGGCGGCATGAGAGCGCGCGAACAACGGGCCGACTACCAAGTTTCCAAAGCGCCCACGCTTGACCAGCCTACGGAATCCCTCACTACGTTGCAGGTAATCGACGCAATAGAGCGCGGATTACATACCGGAAGTGGCGTAATCGACCAAAACCTTGTCAATAGGAAAGCGCGATTCTTTCAGGGAATTTTGCTTGAAGAATCAACGCGAAAAGCGTTTTTACTTTTAGTGCCGTAATCTTTTCGCAAATCCCGTGATACGCTTCTGATTAGGCCGTTATTCACTGCGTTGCTAACGTCCAAGGCTCGGGGGAATAACTCTCAATCCCCCGAACCCCTTTCTCTCAAGGTGTTGCTGCTCCAACCAAACATGGATTGCGACAGCGCGACTAAATCAGTTTCAGACTTGCCAATAAGCGCGGTAAAGGCTTCGGGGTTCCGGTGAATGGCGGTAGCCCCGTCAGTATGGTGGAACCGACACAAGGCAATACCACAATGGTGCGGAGGTCGCATAGCGGTCCCGTGATAGCCCTCTCGAATATGATGCCAGCTTGCCGGTGTCCCTGTGCTTCCGCATAAATGACAGACAAGGCACCCAAACTCAACGGCTCTGTCCACATATTCCTTTTGCTCCTTTGTCCACTTCCCGCGCTTGCTTTTGCCGGTCTTAGGCTGGATTGGCCTCATGGCAATCGTCGTTCATTGGCGCAAAGTGTCTGCCATGCTCCAATGACTGCCTCCGCTGCTTGGCGCTTAAATTGACACACAAACCATGCCTCATCCGCTTCTTTTTTGGCTTGTAGGGCTTTCTCGTAAGCCGGATGCCTAGTGGCTTCGGCGGTCTTGGCAGCGTCAGACTCGTTGCCGACAATCAAGCCTTTAATCCGCTGCAACTCCAGCTTAGGCCATTCGGACATATATTCCGCATTGGCTCTGGCTTGGGCGTGTTCGCCCGCTTGTTCATGCAGGAAGGTCAAAGCGGCTTGGGCTTTCTTTTCGAGGTCGCTAGACTTCATTTAAGGCATTCCCGTAGGCGAGAGATTAGCGCCTCAATGTCGATGCGCTCGTAAATGGCAAAAAGTTGTTCGGCGTCAAAGCACCCATCGCGCCCCATGCAATGAAAATCCATTCGCAGCGAAGTTCCCTTGTCCTCCGCTTCAAATAACTTGTCATGAAAGTCGCTTCCCATAGACTCAATCGCGTCCGCAATCTCTTGGGTCTGGAAGTCATTGCCCCAAGTCTCGCCCTTGATGGTCAAGTCCCCAAAAAGACAAGGCTTGTATTTGCAGAATAGGGTATTTTCAGGCAATGCTAAAAACTGCGTTCTATTTAGGATTCTCATTTAAGGGCACTCAAACGTGAGGGGTTTATAAATCTCGCGGGTCGGTTCGCTTCTTGCTCGATTTCATGTCCCATGCTTTCTGGAGTTCTGCGGCTTCCTTCGGATGCGTCTGTCTGAGTCTTTCTATTGCTTGTCGTCGGCGGGAATCGGATTCCAGAGAGGCAAGGAAAACAAGGTAGCCGTCCAGGAAGGCGCTAAGAGCCACCTAAAATTCTCCAGGCGGTTGCGTGGGCGAGGGGGACTTGGGCGTTGCCAGCGACGCGATGCCGGTGTAGCCGATGGGGAATCCCATTAGCCAATCGACCCAATTCGGGTTCAGTTGCCCACCATTCGCGGCTCCCAAGGGGTCGGATTCTTTTACAGCATGAGTCAACATCCATTGCATCTTGCCAGTTACCGTCCCCGCTGCGTCCTCGTTCGCTTGAGGCGTACGCCATAATCCAGATTCTTTCCCGCTTGTGGGGAGCGCCAACTCCTTCCGCTGAAATAACTCCCCATTCCGCATCGAACCCCATCGCGGCAAGGTCACAGAGGACGGTATCAAGTCCTCGAAAAGCAAGCATTGGGCTGTTTTCAATGAATGCGTAGCGGGGTCGTACCTCGCCAATAATCCGCGCTGCTTCCTTCCAGAGTCCAGAGTCTTTTCCGGTGATTCCGGCTCCTTTACCGGCGCAGGATATGTCAACACATGGGAAGCCGCACGATACCAGGTCAACACATCCCGCCCATTCTTTTCCGTCAAAAGTTCTAACGTCAGACCAAATCGGGAAAGTTTCGAGGGTTCCATCGTTTTGCCGTTGAGCGAGAACATTGACTGCGTAGGCATCACATTCAACTGCGCACACGCAGTGCCATCCAAGGAGTTGGCCTCCAAGTATTCCGCCACCAGCGCCCGCGAAAAGAGCCAACTCATTCACTTCACCCTCACAAATCTACGCTCCAATATCGTCACTTGCTTGTTGTCACGGTTCCTAACTTTCTTTTCTCTTGTTTTCTCGGTGTAGTCGTGTCCCGATATTCGCGCAATCCAAATAGCATCGTATCCCCCATCGGGCCTGCGTCCGGCATTCAACACCATTTCCTCGTTGATCTTGCGCCACTCTGCCAGCCTTGCAAGGGGAGTCAGGCTTCCGCTGGCTTCTATCAAGTCCTTTGTGCTTCTCCAGCCGGTTTGCATGGCTTTGATGATTGCATTGATTTGGGACATTTGGTTTCCTCTCTAGGGTAAGCGTACCAATGGAAGCACTTCAACCTTGACTTCACTTTGCTGCGACTTCGTTCTAGTCTTGTAAACCTTCTCAATCGGGACGTATCGATAACGGCGACGGGCTGAAGGAATCAGGATTTTCTTCATTTTCCCGCGTGATACCAGATCAGCCAGCACATCCCCTATTTGCTTTGCAGTCCGTTCGGGAAAGGCGGCATTAACTTCGCGGGGGAGTAGTCCACGGTTTTGCTTCTTGCAGAACTCATAGATCGTCATAGAAGCGCCTCTTGCTTCATCTTCTCCGGCTGTTCGGTAAAAAGTTGTTCCTGCCTTTGCGCGTTTTCGATGCGCTCGCAGGCGATGGCGAAATACTTCGGCTCGATCTCGATGCCGATAAACTTGCGACCAAGTTGCATGGCGGCAACGCCAGTTGTTCCGCTTCCCATGAAGGGATCGAGAATTAGCCGCGCATTAAGATACGGCTTGAAATGCAAAATGCGCGTAAACAATTTAACCGGCTTTTGCGTCGGGTGATAGCGCGGCTCACTATTTCCTTTGATGCTGTCGGCATTGATTACGCCGCCGTGCTGCACCCTGACAATGCAGTCATAGCCACTTGTGCGGTTTTCCCAAGCAATCTCAATCGGGCTTCCGCGCAAACCGTCAGCGGCCTCAGTGCAACGCTTATCCCAAACTATTGTTTTGCCGCGATGGGGCAATAACTGAGGAAAATTGTTGCTACCAAACATTACGGTAGGCAGACCCATCGCAAAAATTGATTGCAAAATATCAGCAGGCACCGTGTCGTCATTGGTAATCTTCTGGAACCGGTTGTGTGGCGTTCCGTCTTTATTGGTGTAAAGCGACACGTCCAAGTCAATCCCATAAGGCGGATCAGTAATCACCGCATCCACCTTCGGCAGCGTCGGCAGAATCTCCCGGCAATCGCCAAGATATAGCGTGGCGTTTCCGATAATTACCGGATTCATGCTGACCTCCGTTCGTGGTCGAGTTCTTCGGGACTAAAGTCCTTTTCCTGCGTCACCAGGTTTACCCCGTCCTCGTAGGCAAGGCTGACTTCCTGAATCAGTTCGCGGATCAGTTCAATTAACTGCTTTTGCGGGACAAGGACTTGGTTCTTGTGGTCTTGCAAGGCTTGGTTGGCTCGGTCAATGAGTGTCATTTCATAGCCTTGTCAATTTCAGAATCTAAGTCGTCAGGGATATTGTTCGCCGCTAGTCCCGTGTAATTATTGCGAACGTGCCAACCGCAATGAGGCGAGTTATGTTGCCGCTTTAGCCAGCGATAACGTTCTGCATCGCGTACTAAATCCATCTGTTTTTGCTGTTCAGCAAGATGTTGTGGAATCTTAGTCATTCTGCCGCCACCCAACCAATTTGCAATTGCTTCTTTGCTTTGACATATGCTCCGAAGGCTTCGGAAGGCGTGCAATATCGCCCCAATCTTATAGTCCTTTTATTCACGGCAATTTTTGCCTCCCATTTACCGTGGTTGAAAGTCACCCCACGATAGCCGCTAGTGTTATTTGAAGATGGCGCTATTACATTATGCTGATTAATCGACACGTGAATATCCCTAAGATTGGCAATTCTGTTATCACTCTTAATCCGATTAATGTGGTCGATCTGCTGTGAGGGCCACACGCCATAAATATAAAACCAAGCAAATCTGTGAGCATAGTCCCTATACCAGTCAACGGTGAGCCTAGCGTATCTCCCGTCACTAATTGAGAATGTGACTTTTCCCACTTCTGAATTTCTCGTTTTTTTTATTCTGTAAAACTCACCAGTTTCCGGCTCATACCGGATTAACTCTTTGAGTCTTGCGTGAGTAATTTTAGTCATTTGCCTGAATCCAATGGCCTACGTCGTTTCCATCCTGCGGGGGAACCCATATTTTGTTGTGTACCGGCTTGCGTTCGGCTCGGTAAGTCTCTGGTTGTGTAAAAGTACGCGGTTGCATCAACTGCTTGTTGCGCCTCAGATTGCCCCAATCGCACCGCACACATTGCCGGTAAGCGGCGTCCAAGTCTTTGTAGGGTTTCTGTCGTCGGTTAGCGAGATAGTCGTTAAACAGGTCAAGGTACATTTCACAGTCGTAGTTCTCTGCCTTTGCCCATGCTCTTACTTTGTCGCTAATCGCGTATTCCATTACAGCCTCCTGTCCACTGGTTCGACTTTGATGGTAAACGTACCGTCTGCTGCAAGGCTTCCGGTGTTCTTGGTGTTGCGAGACATGCGCTCGATACAACCGCGCAAGAAAGTGATTTCCTCCTGCAAGTCGTGACATAAAGCAATGAGTTCTTTTTCGGTCATTTCTATGCTTTCGGGAATAGGACCGCCTCTTTCCCTCTTGAAGCACCCTGAGGCACGCTTCGCGGAGGTACTCGTTAGCCCTCATTAGGGACCATGTTGATAGGCGGTAATCAGAGCATGGATTTCTACTTAACCACAGAATGAAACGAGTCTGTAGCACACCCTTCACTAAACTGGTTACTCTCTTGGGTTCACCCGTAACGGCATTAGCTAACGCGCCCTGACGTTCCAGACGCACAAATGGAAAAACCGCTTTTCTGTAGGGAGCCAAGTTTGCAGCCTTGGGGGACTGAAGTCCCAACTCCCTACAAAAAAACGGTTTCGACAATCTCACGCTGCAACGTGACATTTCCATATTATTCCTGCCTAAAATCCATGTCAAGCATTTTCTAACAAGTACCATTTGATCTGCTGAATGGCCGATTCTGCGCCATTGCAGATTGCAACCGCATAGCCGTTACGCAGTAAGGTTGCCGCCCAATCCCGTTGCGCCTGACTCGTAACGCTACCCTTCTGCCGTTTCATTTCGATAAACAACCCATACAAGCCACAGGAAGGCACAGGAAGGAACAAATCCGGCACGCCGCTACGCAGCCCTTCACGCTTGAATTTCGCGGCCATAGCGGGGCTTTTATGGCTTCCGTTGGGGATGGCGAAGATATGTTTGGCAATCGGATGGGCATCGCACCACTGGATCACCGCCACTTGTTCCGCGTGTTCCGTCGGACATACCCGTGACTTCTGCGGCTTTGCAATGGTTTTCACGACTTCCGGTAGTTTGTGCGGCGCAACGCGCTTTTGACGGGCGGCAAACTCGGCATCGGTCATGCGAAGCATCTTACTCATCGGGGCCATCTTCCAGTTGTTGTTCGCTATGAACCGAGATAGACACCAATTGCCCCCGATAGGAAGCAATGAAAGCCGATTCCTGCTCATCGGCAGCATCTTCGTTGTCTGCCCATACGTTTTCCAGTTCCAGCCCCGTAGGACCGTTTACTGTGACTTGGTATCTCATTTGCGTATGCTCCATGCAATCGGGGTTTTCAGCCAATCCAGAATGGTTTTCTGCTTCTCCACTTGTGGTTTTTGCACCGCAGCATCCCACAGATAAATCCCGCGTGTTCTCTTGACGACTCCGCTTCCTGGTTCCTTTGCCAGCAGATTGAGCAACCTTGTCACCTCTGCATGGGGAATCAGGGTTAGGTCGGAAACAATGCCGGCATAACAGTTTCCGTCTGCCACACATTGACGGATTTTCTCTCGGTTCTGCGGGGTGATGAGTTTTGTCATTCTCTCCTCTTTCGTCAGAAGTGGCGCGTCGTTAGGTCCGGTCCACATATTTACTCAATAAAAAAGCCGCGAATACTCAACGGCGAAACACCATGCCTTCAACGCGAGAAAAGGGAGTAACCCGCTCCGGCATGGTGCAGAGGAAATCATTTCCATTGATTTGTTCCAGATACACGTTTTTTTAATGGCCGATTAGCAAAGCAGCCTATAAACGTAGCGCCTAGATTTACTTGCCATCTTTCAGTTTTCGGCACAAACGTAAACCTTACCTGCCGAGTGCGCTTCTTTTTATTATTGTGGAATCTATCTTTCCAAGGATTAGTGATATATGAATCACTGAAGTTTTGCCCAATGGTGATGATTTCCACGTTACCGACCTCATAGGGGCCACTATCGCCTAGACGCGCCATACAGTAGCCCTTCCCCCTTCCGCGCAATTCCCATTTCCCCGAATCCTGCCAAATTTTCCACCAATCAGGAAAACTAATATTCCATCCAACGCCACGCGTATTTGCATTACTCTGCTGTGAACCATAAAGGCGTAGAGGATGTTTACTATGGGATCGTGGGAGATTTGAGATTGAATCAATAAACTCTCTAGAGCATCCCCATTTAGCAAAGTGCTTCTGTTCCAACTTTTCCTGCGCCTCTTTCCGTTTTAATAGTCTGTCAGGAATCATTTTGAACTGCTTAATTGTGCTGCCGCCTTCGTCTTTCGTAATGCCGTGTTTTGCAAGGCGTTGCCGAACTCGCTCTCTGGTAATTCCGTAAAGCTTACCAATATCTTCAAGCGTTTTCCCGTCCTTGTATAGCGCAATAAATTCTTTGTCTCTATCAAGAAGAATTGGGTTGGCGGGGCGTTTCCCGTATGGAGCTCGTTTTTTACCGAGGTCCGCACGAACCTTACGACCCGCCGCAGCAAAAAACTCAATGTAAAGTTTTTCTACTATCCCTTCGTCAGAATATGGAAAATTCAGCGCTTCATATTGCCAAGCCTTTAGATTCATCGCACACTCGCAATCAACTTGTAGATACGCGCTGGTGTCACCTTCAACTCTACCGCTAGGTCATTAACGGTTTCGCCATTTTTATAGCGGCGCAGCAACTTGGTAGCGCGACGAATCCTTCCGTTGCGCTGTTTGTTGTTATAGGCTTCATTATTCTTCATTCGGTCAGTATCGCAAATATCCAGCCAAAACTCAATAGGGTGTAACTTTATTTTTGATAGGGTATTGAAATCCGATTAAAGACGTGGTTTAATCAATCGTCGCAAACAAGAAAGGGCAAAAATAATGGATAGACTGATTGCAACACTTAGCACCATCGGCTTAATTGTCATGGCCGGATGTACCGCTGTCGAGTGGACGACGCAAAGCATGGAAGCGGATAGCAAGCAGTATTCGCAACCGCTGAAGCTGACGAAGAACCGCGTCACGGTGACGGTGTACTGGAAGGACGATATTGCCAAATTCTGCAACAACGGGGCTAATGCTTGTGCGCTCTTGGTAGAGGATGAGTGCTACATATACATCCCCAAGGTGTCAGGATGGAACAACGCCCCCATGCAAAAGCGGTTGGGACATGAACTCTTACATTGCCTTGGAGGAAAACATGAGTAAAGACAGACTATACGAAGCCGTGAAATACCGGCTGACAGAGAAGGCGGAACGTAATACTGAATTGCTTACCAAGTATCTCAATGACGATCTTCTAGCGACGGTTGCAGCAGCCGCCATGACTATGACCCTTTACAAGCACGATAACGAAAACTACCAATCTGCCCACGGTGTCGTTGAATACTTTATGTCTGATGCCATGCAACAATTCATTGACGACAACTATGAATCCGAGTTGGCCGAGTATCGGGCGGAAGCCGCAGAAATGGAAGCCGAACATCGGCGGGATCAAATGATGGATGAAAGGGCGGAACGTGAGATCGGATAAAGAAAACCTAGCCCTCTGGTGGCTCCTCGCCATTCCCTGCATTCTTCTTATTTTGTTGGGTGTCATTATTTGGGCGGTGATATGAGCCAACAACGATTCCATGATGAGGTAATGATGGAGTTGGAAATGGATGAGGAATACTTGTCCGAGTTCCAAAAACGAATTGACCAACTAATTGCAAAGGAAAAATCATGCTTCTCTCATCTACAGGCGGAACCGACTACGAACAGCCACCAACCGGCAATCACGTTGCTCGTTGTTACCAAGTAGTCGATTTGGGTACGCAGGAAGGCGAGTATCAGGGGAAACCCAATGCCGCCCGCAAAGTCTCTATCCGGTGGGAACTGTGCGACGAAATGATGACCGAAGGCGAAGCTGCCGGTAAACCCTTCAGCGTCGGGAAAATCTACACGGCCAGCCTTGGGGAAAAAGCGACGTTGCGGCATCACCTGGAATCGTGGCGCGGTGTTCCCTTCACCCCTGCCGAACTGATGGGATTTGACTCCAAGAAGTTGTTGGGAGCCGCCTGTCTGGTCAATGTGGGGCGGACGGACAAAGGGAAGGCAAAGGTTCTCGGAGTCTCGGCGCTGCCGAAGTCCATGCAAGCCAAACCCTTGCAGAACCCCAAAGTTCACTTTGATCTGGACAACTTTGACGCGCTGGTTTTCGAGTCCCTGTCCAAGTGGACGAAGGGGGAAATTATCAAGTCTCCCGAATATGCCCGTATCTTTAGCGAACCGCCGCCACCGGACCATAACCCGCAAGACGACGATTTGCCTGACTTCTAATGGAACTAGCAGACACCCCCGAAGCCTATCCCGCGTGGACTCAACTCGATGGAGAGACACAGGAATGGCTTCGGGAGGAAGGGGCAGTCATTAAAATGTATCTGCAACGCGCCAGAACCGCCGAGAAAGACGCCAGAGACTACCTGACGGAGTTACACCTGTCCGACGAGGAATTAGGCGGTCTATGGTGTATTTTGGAGTCTTATGAGAAGGCTGCACTTAAAAGGAGAAACCATTGAGTTACCTCATTCGAAAATGGCTCATCCGTCGCAATATCAGAATATGCGAGGGAATAGAACAAACCCTCTATTGGGAACTGGACCAGAACCGGAAAGCCCTGAAAGCCTACTACCGGAAGTTAGAAGAACTCCAGGCAGAGGAACGCCATAGAATAATCAACGAGGTATTGGAGAACAAATGAACGACACCAAGGCGCTTGTATCGAAGTTGCGTGAAGAATCTTTTCAGTTGACGGACAAAGCCGCCGACCGCCAGCAACGGGAAGGAATGGTGCTTGTTCCTATTGAGCCGACTAATGAAATGATTGAAGCTGGTGGTCAGGCGCTTGGGAACCACATCAAGGAGCGTATTACGCGGGGGACTTTGACGGGATTGCGGCAGACCGAACGCGGCTACGAAATTCCGTGGCGTAAGAAAATGCTATTGCGCTACAAAGCCATGATCGCAGCAGCACAGGTGAAGGAGCCGAAATGAGTCAGGTAGATTGGGAAGGGCTGAAAGCGTTGGAAGCGAAGGCAACACAAGGAAACTGGTGGTTTTCCAAGATTTACGGAGACTTGATCGACTACAAGGACAACGAGTTTCTTGCTGGCCCGTTTCGTAACGATAACGACGCACTGTTTATCGCTAAGTTTCGTGAGCAATTCCCCGCCATCCTCGCAGAACACGAACGCTACCAGCGGTTGGTCGCGGCGGCAGAGAAGATAAGGGATGATGCACGCGCCCTGCTAAACAATATCCGCGACAACAACGAGCGTTCAGTTTCTTTTTGTATGTCTATGAGCAATCTCGAAGATGCGCTGGCTGAATACGACAAGGCGAAGAAATTATGAGCAATCTGTGTCCTAGTTGTGACGAATACGCTATGCCTAGGGAATGGGAACTAGATAAAGAAGAAATTGAATTATTGCGCCAACAAGCCGCCGCAGACAAGGCAGAGATTGAGGCGCTGCGGAAAGAGGCGGAACGGTATTGGTTTCTGCGCGACGCTTTTGAGCCGCCGAACGGAGTCAGTAAGGCAGACGTAATTTATCTGCAACACCTTCATGGTGAAAAGTTGGACGCAGCAATCGACGCAGCAATAGCAGACAAATGACCCTTAAGGAGAACTAAAATTCTTACCGTACTTTTCGTTTTTGCTTTCTACGTCAGTAACGTAAACACCCCGTTATTCGTCCCTCTCGTTACGACGACAGCAGTTCCTACGCCCCTCTATTCCATCCCCCCCTCAATGAGCATGGGGGAGTTTTCAACCCCGACTGCGTGTGAAGCCGCAGGACAAGCTTTTGTCGCTAAAATGAAAGCCGCAGCGGCACCAAATACGCTAGTAGCGGGATATTCCTGTGCGAAGAAGGCTTAGGGGCAAGTCAAGACGCCCAACGAACTAACCGAGCAGACTTTGGCATTGGGGTTCACAGGGTTATTCGATGAGTTCTGTTGATTGCCAGTGCCGATGTTCGATGGTCCCGTATTTCCAGTCACCGTAATGCTCGTAGAGGGTTTCAGGGCGATGTTTGCAAGACTGTTCATGCCATTAATCCCAACCGCAGCAGTACCATTTACCCCTGCAATACCGAGTTGGGTAAAGTTGTTAGACTGTGCGATAGAAACATCCCGATTGATCGCTGCTACCGTCTCGGTCGTCTGAGAGTTACGAATAGAGGATTTGTAGGCAAACCAAGCGGGAGTTACCCCGATTAACCGATCCACGACCCCCAAGACAATCCCCGCGACTGAGGGGGCTTGTTGAACCTGGGGAACTGAATCACTCTTACCACGGAGCGCCCATGCGAATACTAAGAGCCGTTGCGTCTCGCCATCTTTTGAAGCTGCCATTGCAGCAGCAAAGTCTCTGGTTTCGGAAGCGCGTACTTCTTCGGCGGAGAGGGGTGCTGGCATTGGAGCGTTTTGAGTCGCGCATCCTGCAAGAGCCGCAAGTATGGAAATGGACAGTATGATTTTCATGGCTTACCTCTCAGGCGTTCACGAATAGACGGTTGTACAAAGTTGTAACACGATTCAGCATACACATACCATCCCAAGACCTTAGAGACTTCTACTTCCCCAAGAGCCACTTCTCTAGGCGCTGATACAGCTCCTTGTCCAGTGGTGGGCTTTTCAGGTGTTCCGGTACTACCGGCTGTACTTTGTCCTCCAGTGGGACAACTTTTGTCGCGGAACACGCTACCAGACTGAGACTTACGCAAAGCAGCAATTCTCGTTTCATAGTCATTATCGCTTTCTCTTGCATACTGAATGTAGCCTTCCAAGGCCCGTTTATTCTCGTCTTGTCGGGCTTTCGTGAGGCGGTCGGATTCCAGTTGCATCGCTTGTTTCTCGGCTTTCAGGGCCACGACTTCCTTGTGTTCACATGAAGCCACCCCGCCCAAGGCGATAATGATCGCAACGAGGGCGAGGATTACTTGGATCACTTCCAGCTACCCACCAACCAGCCGAGAAGCGCCATAACAGGCCCGTAGGCAAAGATCAGAATGTTCTGAAAGGCAATGGGATGCTCCCGCCGATAGACCTGAAACGCACTGTCGGCTTTGACGTACTTCGCAGACAGTCCGGTTGCAAAGTCCTTCGCCCGTTGTTCGGCATCGGCAATAGCTTGTTTCGTTTCGTCGTCCATGATCTTCCTATTTCGGTAAACAATGCTCAAACATTTGACGGGCTTGCTCTGCGGTAAACAAATTTGTTCCGACCGGCCACCCATGAGGATTGGTTGGCGGAGAAAACGAAACTCCCGCATCGGGCGCGAAGTCTTTTGGCAAATTCCAACCAAGGAATGCATCTGTCATAGATTTAATCAGTTTTTCTCGTTCGTCCATTAGATCGGCTCCAGAAAGAGGGCTTGTTCCGCCTTCCGGCGACGGGTCAAGCCATTCACAACAATGCCGTTATCCTTGTTCCATTTCGGAAACTCGGCTGCGGCTCCGGCGTAATCCCACTTGTTCAACTTCTTCAGCAGGGTAGAGTCTCCCAACCCTTCCGCTACATCGTCCGTATCAATGTCCAGCCCGACGTTGTAGGCAAAGGATACAAGCGCATCAAACTCATTCTGGTTGATCGGGGCTTTCACCAGAGAGTTTACTCCATCCTCGTAAATGACGATTTCTGCATCAAACAGGGCATCGGCTTCCTCTTGCGTACAAGTATCACCCTGCTTCACGCCATTAGTGTGTCCGAAACCAATCGTCCAGACTCCACCCCCATCTAAGTAAGCCCGTAGTCGGCAGGACTCAAACGACTTGATGAGGGCTTCCCCACGCTTACTGAGTTTCATTGCCCGTCCGACTGGAAGCATTGTAATCCTTGAAAGCAAAGGTGGTAATGGCGGAGAGGGGTACGCCTATGGCTCCGATTATCATTGCCACATCCGATCCTGGTCGTGCGCTTGTCTCTGCAAAGTGCCATGCCCACAACACGAACTTCCAACTCATTACCATTGCTGCCCATATATAGACATAGCGGGTAACGCGAGTCTTTTCAATGAGGGCAAACAGCCGGATGAGGGAGAGTTCAATGGTGGACAGTTTCACTTATCCCCCTTGGCAATCCACACAACTCCAATCGCTGCGGCAATGGCAGTCACCCACTTAGCAAACTTGGCGAGATAACTTAGGGTCGTAAAGAAGCCTTTCCCCGCCTTGAAGAATTCAATAATCTCGTCGGTGTTGGATTTGATTTCGTTCGTAATCACGGTGTTCTGATCCACCGCCGCACGAATCTCGCCGTGTTGGGCTTTCAGGAGGTCAATGCTTTGGGTAATCTCATACCACCGCTTATCATCCCTGCGTCGTTCGCCTTCAATCATGGGGCAGTCCTCTGGCGTAGCCACATCATTTACTCCTTAATCTGCCATTTTCCGGTTTTCATATAAACCGAGATTGCTATTGCTACTGCGGCGAGAGGCCATAACCACTTAGCCACCACCCCGATCCAGCCTAGTACCGTCATTCCACCCTTCACCGACTGGAATACATCCAACAGTTCCCGCACATCCTTCTGCGTATCGGCCATCTTGTTGATAATCAGATCATGCTTTGCCACCGTGGTTGCAAGCGAGTCTACCCGCTCCCGCAACTCTGTCTGATGCGTGGCAAGGACTGTTATCTTTTGGCCAACGAGGTTCCATTTGTCCGAGTCGGCCACGGCGTTTTCCAAATTCTTGGTAGGATTATCAGGGAAAGTGTTGCAAAGGTATAAGCCAAGGGTTTCGCCCAATGCGTTCCGGTCATCAGGTCACACTTATCTCCAGCGAGATAAGGACCGGAATAGACAAAGGCATACCACGATCCGCAAATGGCAACGAGCGCAGATTCAATGATCGTAATGCAAAGAGAGGTCAGGATCACTAACGATACCTTCCAATCGGTGAGCCGATGAAAGCAAAGGTAAAGACACGCAATCGCCAGAGCCAGCATATGAAACCCACCAAGGGCATAAGACACGCGAGCAGGAACACCAGGAAAGGCGTAGTAACCGTAAAAGTGTGCAAGTGTGACTCCCAATAGCCCTAGCGCATATTTCATGGCTTCGGTTCGTCGGGACCGGGGCCACCACCACTATACGGCACCACTACCGGAACAGGATCACCCGATTTCGGATGCGGGAGTTTGATCCCAAGATGAGCGAGAAGCAGATCAAGTTTGACTTCGATACGGTCTAGTTGTGTCATGGGAACTCCTATGCGGCAAGATAAGAACCAGAAACTTCTAGGGTAAATGCACCTGCGGGTATGGCTAACTGCGTAATGGCATTGGCATTGTTTGAATACATACGAATTGCGCCAGAGACTCCACCTACACCAGCCGCCGTGTTTAGTCTCCCAACAACTGTTGCGGCGGTCGCAAGAAGTCCTGATGCAGTAAGAACTCCTACTGTGGACAACTGGCTCTCTGTTGCGGCGGCCAAGGGCAGCGAGAGTTCAATGAGGCCCGCTGCGGTATTAGGCGCGGAAACATCAACAAATGCCCAAAAGGTTACAAGTCTCCCGCGCCGCATATACCTACCATATTGCGTGGTATAGGTTGGGCTTCCTGGTGTACTTGCTCCTTCTACTATCGGCGTGTAAGTTGTCTCTAGCTGGTCGCTATCCTCGGCCACAAAATTATTGGTGAGGGAGTGAAAGTCATTCCGGTAGCACTTATTTGTAGCCGCTGTAAACGTATGCGCCGCCTCTTTTTGCACGGCAATCAAGGTCTTTGCTGTGGGCGCAGAGAAATCATTTCCGTCAAGGATTACATACGTTGATGTCCCGGTATTGAAGTCTATTGCGTTTGATGTGCCGCCCCCACCCGTGCCACAGTCAATAAACTTGCAGCCCTTTATCGTCAGGTAATCAGCGTTTCTAACGTCCAACCCTATCCCACCACCAGCGGAGCCGCAGCGAATAAACCTGTCGTTATCGACAACGCAATCACGAACAGAGGTAACGCCGATATAACATGACCCCGTAAAGTCAGACCATGTATTGCCCTGTGAAGTAATGCGTTTGCCATCGTAAAACTGAAAGGCAATCGCACCACCACTAGCCTTGTTGTTCAATAGACGTACATCATTTTCTGCGCTTGTCGAGGTTGGAGAGCGGTTTGCAATGAACGAAAAGAAAGAACCCGTATTGGTAGGGTTCACAGATTCATTATTTGCAACGATGACATTTATCGCAGATACCGTTACACCGCTTGGGATATAGACCGAGACAACGCTTATGTTCCCGCCAACGTGGTCAAATTTATTATTCGTTATCTTGATATTCTTGATGATATGAAATGCCGATGAGTCTGGTTCAATATCAATGGCTCCAGGCATGGTTGACTTGGTGCAGTTTATAAACCGGCAGTTGTCTATCAACATATTATCAACATCAATCACGCTGATGCCGTTACGATTATCGTTGTTCACCCCGTCGAAAGTGCAGTCTCTAACGGTCACTTTATAGTTATGGCGCTCCGTTGCCGCCGTTGGGCTTGAGCCAATATAAAGCCCGTCACCACGAAATCCTTTAAATAGCACATTGATAAATTGTGCGTCCTTTACCCCACTGAAAGACGCAAGATGTTCAAACTGACTAAACCCCGCGGTGGCTACTTGCCCCAAAAGCTGAAGGTCACGCACAACGATATTGTCGTAGGTTGCTGAGGTTGAAAGACTGTCTGCATACAGCGTTCCATAACTCGCGCCGGTCGTGGTGTTCTGCTTGATGATAGATTGCGCCCCATCCCCAAACAAGAAACTGCCAGCCCGTAAAGTCAGGGTATTGGTTAGATAGGTCCCGGCAGGGAAATAGACTTTGTACCCCGCTGTGATTGCAGCCTGAATAGCAGCGGTATCATTTGTAGTTCCATCACCCGTAGCGCTATAAGGGGGTTCTTTAACATTAATCGTCGCGCCCGCAGTACCAATAATGACGTTAGAGCGGGTCTTGGTCGTTATTCCCGATTTCGAGGTAACGATTGTATAAGCCCCTGGTACACAGTAAAACGTATATTCCCCATCCGATGAAGTCGTTATGGGGTTTGCAATCGACGCGCCAGTAGAGTCGTAGATTGTTGCCGTGGTCAGGGCCGGATAGTCCTTAACCAAGACGGAGGCATTGCTAACGACATTCCCATTTCTATCCTGTACTACGTCGCTGAAATATTGCATTGTTGTTCCTTAGTAGGCGACCCAGTTTGTACCATCAAAGAACACTGGCGTTACCACCGCCCCGCCCCCTGCAATAATCCCTAGATAAGCAGGAAGTAAAGCGTCCGTTACAAAAGCCGCGTCACCCTGTACCGGGGCCGCTGGCAGGGTTGCCACAGTATAGCCCTTCAGTCGGATGGACTCTACCAATACCGTTGTCAAATCCCCGATAGAAGAAGCCGGTTGCGTTCCCGTATGGTTTGCCCTTGCTCGGTCTGCGTCGTGAAAATGCAGTCCGGTATTGAGTCCAGTCGTAAGTCCTATTGCTTGTGCTGCGGTTAAGTGGGTATAGAGCGTTGAGTT